TAATAACGTGTCTAAAATTCCAGAACTACCATAAAATGTGGCAGAGCATATACTTAAAATTATATCCATTATATTTGTCTTTTATTATAAATTTTATTTGAAAAATTATTTGAAAATAATATTTTTGGATTTTTACAGAATTGTATTTTCTCTTCCCCCATCCCCTCAAAATATAACTTTTGTTATAATTTAAATACATAAATAATTATATATAACAATGAAACATTATCATTGTGAATGCTGTAAATATTCTTCTCATATAAAGACGCATTATGAAAAACACTTGAAGACAAAAAAGCATAAATCATTTGCCGAAGCAGACGAAGTAACCGACAAAGTAGACGAACTTACTCGCTTGTTGAATGAAAATGATGAACTTACTCGCTTGTTAGATGAAAAGGATAAGCAACTCGCATTTAAAGACAAAACAATGAAAATGATGCAGGACCGTTTTGATAGAATAGACAAATTAACAAACAAACAAGTGGAAATGATGCAGAATCAAATAGACAAATTGATGCAGATTCAAATAGACAAAATAACAAACTCCTAATGTTAGCCGAAAATTGCTTTTTAGTCAACTTTTCAGAAAAATCTACAAATAAATATTTCGAATTTTTATTTTTACTTTTTTGGATTTTTACAGAATTGTATTTTCCCTTCTCCCCCCCCCTCCATAATTTTTTATTTTTTATTTTAGTCACCCTAAAAAGTAGTAAATTATGGTGCAAAAGTAGTAAAAAAAGTAGTAAGACGTTGTTATTGTAAAAGTAAGAGAAAATTACATTTACTACTTTTTTACTACTTTTTACTACTTTTTTACTACTTTTATTAAAATATAAAGATATTATATTAGAACATATAATGAGTAAATATTATTGTTTTGTCTGCGATTATGATGCGAAACAGAAAAGCAATTACACAAAACACATCAATACAAAAAAGCATAAAACACGCATATCAGAAAGTCACCAAAAGTCAACTTTTAGTCAACAAAAGTCAACTTTTAGTCAACCTTTAGTCAACCAAAAGTCAACCTTTTCAGAAAAATTTCAATGTAAGTATTGTGACAAGTGCTTCAAATTTAAACAATCAATGTATAAACATATTAAGTATGTATGTAAGAAAAATAAAGATGAAGATTTTCAAGAACTTGCTCGCTTGTTGAATGAAAAGGACAAGCAACTCGTATTGAAAGACAAACAAATGGACAAGCAACTCGCATTGAGAGACAATAAAATGGAAATGATGCAGAAACAAATAGACAAATTAACAAACAAACTCCAAATCCAGAATATTAACCAAGGTATTGTCCAAAACGGCAACAATACTATTAATATTCAAGTTTTGAACCATCAAGATACAGACTATAGTCATCTTACACCAACAGATTATATAAGTTGCATAAAAGACTGTAACAAGTGTGTAAAGTCTCTCATAGAGAAAGTCCATTTTAATTCCAACAAACTTGAGAACATGAATATTTACTTATCTAACATCAAAGGCAAATACCTGATGATTTATAAAGACAATACGTGGCAAATCCAAGACAAGAAAACGCAGGTGGATGATCTATATGATAATAATGAGTTTGTTTTGGAAGCATGGTATGATGAATATAAAGAGAAATATCCGAGTATTATCAAATCGTTTCAGAGATATTTACAAAACCGTGACGAAGATGAGATGCTGAATAATATCAAAGAAGAAATACTTGTGATGTTATACAATAAGCGAAAGATGATTCCGATTGAGGCGTCAAGTTAGTCATCATCTCTGAGTAAAAATAAAAAAATAATTATTATTAATATAAATTTATTCATCAATAATCTATAACTAAGCGGTTAGCTATAACTAAGCAGTTAGCTATAACTAAGCAGTTAGCAGTCTTGGAACAACGTTCATTGAAATCAATTCTTGAAACAGCAATTTACAACTATATGGTATTTTCACACACGAAAAGTCACAAGAATTTGAACAAATATTGCATTTGTGAATATTTTTTTCATCATTATATGGTACAATTAGTCCACAATTGTTACATATGTGAACAGAATATTTATCTGAAACATCGTATATACGCTCCTTTGTAAAGCTGGATGCTCCGTGTGAAATCATACAATCCCGTTCCATTTCACCAAACCGCAATCCACCATCACGGCTTCTTCCCTCGGCTGGCTGTCGTGTCAAATTCACCATTGGGCCAATACATCTACTATGTTGTTTGTCAGTAACCATATGTTTCAACCGCTGATAAAATGCGGGTCCAATAAAGACTGATGTTTCAATTTGTTCCCCCGTTTTTCCATCATACAATATTTCATTACCTTTTGATTCGTAATTACATTTTTGAAGAGTTTTGCATAGTGATTTCAAATCAAGATTTCCGAAACTAGTTCCATCGCCATAAAGTCCAAGTTCAAGCAGAACCTTTCCCAACAATGTTTCTTTTAGCTGTGCAATTGTCATTCGCGAAGGAATTGCGTGAGGATTAATGATTAAATCGGGTTTTAATCCGTCTTTCGTAAATGGCATATCAGCTTCTTTTATAATATGTCCAATGGTTCCTTTTTGTCCGTGGCGACTTGAAAATTTATCGCCAATATTTGGTACACGTCTTGCTCTGATACGAACTTTACAAAACGTATAACCATCTCCATTGCGATTAACATAGTTTTTATCAATATAACTTTCTTCGTGTGTTTTGTAAGATTTACTATGGTCTTCGTATTTAATACTTTTGTTATCGTCGTTTTTATTATTTTTAATTGTTGTTACTTTGCCCATAATAATATCTTTGTCTTCAATCAGAGAATTTTCTTCCATTAGTCCCTGCGAATTAAGTTTTTCGTAGTTACCAAACTTCACATTTTTAGTATTCAAAACATTGGGTTTGATTCGAAGTTCTTCTTCTCCGTTAACCTTTTTGTCTTCGTCTTTCTCTGTATGATAAATCGTCGCGTGAAACAATCCTCGCTGTACAGAACCCTCATTGAATAATATACTATCTTCTTGATTAAACCCCCCGTGTGTCATAATTGCCACAATAACTTGATTTCCTGATGACATAGCGCTAATCTTCAACATATTCATAATTCTGGTTTCTACCATAGGTTTCATCGGATAACTCAATATATATCCCGTTTTATCCATACGTTTATTAAAATTAGAAGCGTAGATACCGATTGCCTGTTTACCCATTGCACACTGGTATGTATTTCTGGGAGACTGATTGTGTTCGGGGAATGGTATACATGATGCTAATACCCCAAATATAGTGCTAGGATGAATTTCGCAATGCGTGTAATTATAGTCTCCTGCAGTGAGTTTATTTTGATTCATACAGATCATACTATATTTTTGCTCTTCATTATCAATATATTCTATAATAGATTCGTCAAGTTTTGACGACAAAAGCAAATCGTTCCAACTTAAGGAAGAATCTTTAATTTGTTTAAGATGGTCGCTCTTCAAGAGTATATTATTATTTTTGACTTTGTATACAGGTCTCATTAATCGCCCTGCATCATTATTAATATATATAATTTTATTAGAATAATCAAATACTACACTTGTATAAATATGGACAATGCCTTTGTATTTCAAACTTTTAACATAATTATATAATTGAATTGGTTCCAAAGTGATTCCAAGCCATCGCCCATTCAATAGAACTTTAACTTTATCATAATAATATTCAATATCAAACTGTTCGTCATTGATTGATATCAATTTCTCTATAATATAGTCGTAAATACAATTACTGTCACTGTATCCACTGACACAAGTCATATAAGACAAATTTTTAACAACTCCGACAGATTGGCCTTCCGGTGTTTCAGCTGGACACAAAAAGCCAAAACTACTGCTATGAAGTTTTCTAGGTTCTACAAGTTTACCACTTTTGTCGATTGGTGTATTAATGCGACGAAGATGACTTAATGTTGAAGCGTATGTCAATCGGTTTAATACTTGTGCTACTCCAACTTTATTTGAATTAACCCGTTTGATTCCAAAATCGCCTGTTGATAGTGCTCGTTTGATTCCATTTTCAATTGTGGATGATTTTACAATTTTATATACATTAGTCAAATTAATAATATTTGTGTAATCTTCGCTTGTTTTCCAAGAACCATTATTAATTTCTCGGATAACTAATTTGCGTATATCTTTGACAACTTTATTGAAATAATTTCGGAACAAATTATTAAGAGAACAGCCGGTCATCTCAATTCGCTTATTTTCATAAGAGTCCCGGTCATCGGGTTGAATATATCCAAGATGACAACTAATTAGTCTGTATGCCATCATACCAAGCATGAATAATTTTTCTCGCTTTGTTTCGCAATTTGGAAAAATATCGTTGTTTAATATTTCATTAGTAAAATTGCTTTTTTTGACTTCGCCTTCTTCGGTTGTCATATTGATTGGGGTATACATAACACAAGTTTTCATTAAGTTAATACCATCTTCTTGTGTTTTGTATTTATCGCTGTCTTCAACACAGCCTTTGAGAAACTTTAACATATGTTCATTTTCTGTAGATTCAATATCCAATAAGATATATTTGCAAATATCTTTGTCGGATATCACGCCAAAAGCTCGGAATAATGCAAATAGTGGGAGTGTTTTTTTCAATTTAGGTATTTGAATATGAATAGGATATCCAAATTTTTCTTGTTTAGCAGATATCATCATATAAATCTGTTTTGGTGATATAATTTTCCAACTTGGTACACAGCGAAGTTCCGCTGTATGACTCCATTTACTATTTTTTTTGGTTTTAAAAACATATATTTTGTTGTCAGCCGCTTTTTCTTGTCCTAAACAAGTTTTTTCTGATCCATTAATGATGAAGTATCCGCCAGGGTCAGATTTACACTCCGACGTATTTTTATTATCAAGAAAGTTATATTGTTTCAATATACAAATAGCTGATTTAAGCATTATTGGAACTTTTCCAAACTGTATTTTGGATAACTTTACCTGTTTTGTCTCTTCGGTTTCAAGAGATTCGCCTTTTCGGATAATATAAGTAATGTTCAAATCTAATGTCATGTTAGAATTGTATGTGAAATTTCTCAATCTGGCGTCACTTGGAAACATTAATTTTGTTGCTCCATTGTTTTCATGAATTTCAGGGCGATACAAAGCCATGTTTTCAAAGTTAATTGTAATTTGCAATCGGTATTTATTGTGTTCTTTGATATAATCATGAGGCGAACGAATTACAAGAGGATTGAACATCTCAATTGTCTTTTTCATTTGATTGTTAATAAAATCATTATACGATTCGATTTGGTGTTTTACCAATTGATGTAAGTGTTTGTTTTCAAAATAACTTTTTATTAGTTCCCACGAATGTTCTTGATTAAGTTCATTTTCTTCGGGTTTGAAACAACTCATGATTTTTGTATGACTAATAAAAAAGTTAGTTGTTAAATCAATTTTTTTTATTTTTAATAAGAATAAAAAAGAAAACAAAAATATGATACTAAATATTATGGACGCTAATAGCGACAGTCATTTAAAAAAAATAAATATCGATAATAATTTTCTGCAAGTTAAATCAAGTAAAAAAGAAAGTCGTGGGTCTCGTCGTATAAAGAAAGATACAATTTCTCAATTAAATCCTACAAATGTTAAAGAACTTTTACTTCAAAAATTAAAACAATATAAAAAGGAAAAATCACGAAAAGCTCGCGACTCAAGTTCAAAATCAGTTTCGCAAATGATACATCCTCATAATGAATCATCGTCTATACCATTAACCGTTGGTTTTGCAAATAAATCAAAAAGTGTTAATAAGTGTCCGATAATAGCGCCAACAATGAATCGTGATTACGGACGCTATGAAAGTAATCTTCCTCCAATATTTTCTTCTAATACAAATAATTTACTTAATAATAATGATAATGAGCCAGAATACGGAAATTTAAAAAATGGTAAAAAACCAACATATAAGCAGTATCAGAGAAATAAAACGATGAAAAATAGAAATAATTCATTGCATGTGAAAGTTGATGTTGATGTAAAAAAAAAATTTAAATTGGGAAGAAATGTAACTCAAAAAAGTGTTGGTGTTTTTATAAAAGGCGATGGTTCACGCAGAAAAATAAATGATGAAAAAATAGATATACAGAGAACCCCCATAAAAACGGTAAAAAATTATCTAAAAACGCAAAATTTAATAAAATATGGAAGTGACGCACCAAATGAATTGCTACGAGAAATATATTCATCTTCAAAATTATGTGGAGACGTTTTTAATACAAGCGGAAAATCGCTTATTCATAATTATATGAATGATGATAAATAAATGTTGTAATAGGAATAAAATCAATTTAAAATAAATATTATTTATCATATATATTTTAATATAATGGATATTGAAGATTTATTGGTACTAGAAACAAAAATTGTGCAAAAAAGAGTTGTTTTTAAATTTACATATACAGAAATATCTATTACTGAGTTAAGAACATTAAAAACTGTTGAGCTGATGGAAAGTGTTTTAAAGTCATTGCGCAAAAAAGAAGTAACCAACGTTTGTTTTGTTTTTGTTATTAATTCGTTAGAAATGACTACAAATATAAAATTATTTGAACAGTTCGCGTCAATATTTCGCTCTTATACCGATGTAATAAAACAAAAGTTAGATTTTACAATTATTCAGACAAATAATGGTATTTTTAAATTATTCTTTTCTTTGTTTAAAATGTATTATGAACCAATAAAACCATTGTATATGTGTCATACGAAAGAATCTGTAGAGAAGTGTTTAACAAGTAGCAGTGAACGAAATAAAATATCTGATTTATCAGAGAAGATTATAAAAGATAGTAAATGTTAAATAAAATTCCAAAAATAAGAATTTTATCTATCTACATTATTATTCCTCGGCAACAAGGGCATGTATTATTATGTTCCAACCAAATATTTAGTGCACTTTTGTTAAATATATGTTTGCAATTTTTTACCATTAGAATATGTTCTGTTGTAGAATCAAATCGCTCTCTAGTAATTGGACATACGTCATTTATAGGATCTTCAATAAGGTCAAAGTGTGTAATTTCATATAAATGAATTATATTTTGTGAACTATCTACAGTATTTGATGAATTGTCTGTCGAATTAATAATATGTTTATTTTCTTGTGTAATTAAAAGTGTTTCAAATGAGGGTGTTATAGTATATGAATTTGTAGTATTGTTTATTATGGATGGTATTAATGTATCGTATGTAAAATAATATATATCATTACCTGTGTCTCCTAATATATTATTTCTATTAGTTGTATTAGTTGTATTAGTTGTATTAGTTGTATTAGTTGTATTAGTTGTATTAGTTGTATTAGTTGTAATAGGTGTATTATTTCGATTGTAAATTGTATAACTTCTATTAGTTGTATTATTTCTATTAGTTGTATTGTTTGTATTGTTTGTATTATTTGTATTAGTTGTATTATTTGTATTATTTGTATTATTTGTATTATTTCGGTTGAAGTCGCGTCTTCTTCTTAAAGAAGGTCTTGTATACGTGTCTCTGTTTAGTGGGTCATCAAATGGTGAATTTCTTCTAAGAAAAGTTCTTGTAGACGTGTCTCTGTTTAATATGTCGTAAAGGAGTGAATCTGTAATATTATTTTCCAAATTATTATTTACATTTTCTTGCTGTATGTGGTCTATTATTGATTGGCTGTCTTGAATAGAGCGAGCTAATATATTGATATTATTGAAATGTGTTTGTAAAATATTTATAATTTCTGTATTATTTGTTCTAAACGAATTGTTCATAATGATATAATTAGAATATATATTTAAATAAAAAACATCATTTTAATTATCTAAACTGTTTATTGATGACAGAAATAAATAAATATTCAGGTAAAGGGCTTACCGGATTAGTGAATCTAGGAAATAGTTGTTATTTGAATAGTGCATTACAAATTGTAAGTAATATGCATGAGTTAAATGAATATATTAATTTACGTTTAAGTGAAAATTTCGGGTTGAATAACTTGGACGATCGTTTAATGAAAGAGTGGAATGATCTTCGTATTCTCATGTGGAATAAAAATGTAATTATTTCTCCTAACAGATTTAAAAAAACAATAGAGTATGTGTCCGAAAAAAAAAACTGGAATTCTTTTTCAGGATTTGAACAAAATGATGCAAGTGAATTTTTGTTTTTTTTATTGAACATATTTCATGAATCCTTGAAATTAAAAAAAGGCGACAAACAGTTGGTAAAAATGTTTTTAACAAATGAGCAAATATTTTTGAGGAAGAATTATAAAGATTTTAATAAATTTTTTAATGATATTCATAAAGAATATTCTTTTGTTGATTATTTACTGACAATATATTTAAAAGTTCAATATATAGAAAAGGGGTCAAATAAAGTTATAACAACTCGGTATGAAAACGCATATTCGCTTGATTTACCCGTAACCAAATTAAGTATTTGTCAGTGTATTCAGGATATATTTGAATCAGAAGAATTGAGCAAAGAAAATGATAATCAGTATTACGACGACAATGATAAAAAATATAAAGATGTTATTAAAAAGACGGAAATATTACAAACATCTAAATATTTAATTATTCAATTGAAGCGATGGAGCATGAATTTAAAAAAAAATCAAAGGATTATTCATTTTGATATTAATGAACCTTTATGTTTATCAGACTATACTTGTCATAAGAATAAATTTTCTTTATCAAAGAAATATGAATTATTTGGTATCATTAATCATTCAGGAAATATATATGGCGGTCATTATACAGTTCTCGTAAAAAATACAAATGGTAAATGGTATGATTATAATGACGCAATGATTACAGAAATTCCTCCAAATAAAGTGATTGGAAATAAAAATTATTGCTTGATTTATAGGTTAAAATAATAAATATATGTATATATAATGGATATTGAGGTAGACGAACAATTATACTTGCCAAAAATGAGTGATTCAATTATTTCGTCAAATTTTGGCAATACAAAGGTAACATTTGTCATGATGTTGATTGCAGTTGTTGGTATATATATTGGAGTTTTTATGTTTTTAAATAATGTCAAGACAAGTAATAGTGTAGGAGGTAATTACATTGTCTTGTTGATAGAAATATTGCTGTGGTTAACTTTGATATATGTTGTATATATTAATATTAAAAAGTATGGTGATGATAATGTTAATTTTCAAGCAAAAATGGAGAATTTATTTAACACAAAATTAGCCGAATTGACTGTTAATTCAGAAACAAATAAAAAAGAAAAAAAAGAAACTGATGTTAGTAGCGTAAGTGATGACAGTGGCGAAGCCAAACCATGCGTAAATCCTGATGATGGTATGGAAGTTTTTCATATAGCAAATAATTTATTTACATTTGATGAAGCACGAGATATGTGTGATAAATATAATGCAAGATTGGCAAACTATGACGAAATCGAAAATGCTTATAAAAACGGAGCTAATTGGTGTTCGTATGGGTGGTCTAAAGATCAATTAGCATTATTTCCGACACAAAAAGCGTTATATAATGAGTTAAAACAAATACCAGGACATGAGAATGATTGCGGACGACCGGGAATAAACGGCGGCTATTTTAAAAACAAGAACATTAAGTTTGGTGTAAATTGTTATGGAATAAAACCAAAAGCTACTCAAAAGGATATTGATTATACCCACGCTGTCAATCATACCCCAACACTTAGCGATAAGGAAAAAGCTGCTAAAAATCTCAAAAATAAATATCTTATAGCCCCATTCAATAAAGATGTGTGGAGCGAAAAAAAAAAGGCTATGTAGATTCAAAATCAATATATTAAAAATATAAAAACAACTGTATTTGTTTATAAAGCAGATGGAACACCATTGTAAAGCTTATTTGAGTATAATAATTATTTTTGCAACCCTATTTGTAATTATAGCATTTATGGCTTTATCTGGCGGAAATCTTTCAAGAATATTGGGCGGTTGAGGATTTATCTCCATCAAATTATTCTCTTAGTTCCATCAATATTTTACTGAGTATATTTTTGAAAAATTATTTAAATAAAAAAGTAAATTAAATAATTTTTATATTCATCTTTTAGAAAAATCCCGACTGAAGTAGGAATTAAATAGTTTTTGTTTTCTTTCTTCTTCTTCTCCTTTGTATGGATAACTGCTCCATATGTATGGATTTTTTTTAACGTTCTTATTAAATAACTGCGACAACTTTTTTAATTTTGCGGGATTATTTAAATCTTTTCGCGGTATATGTTGCATCCACGCATTAGTCGTTACCACTTTATTCAACTTTTTCAGTGTATCTACCGCATAGTTGAAGCGTGATTTATGGTTTTTCACAGCATCAAAATCCTTATTCCTTATTGCATTCTGAATGTCAAGTAGTGCCGACATCATTATCTCCTTCGCATTCGCCGCCCACGCCGCCTCCTGGCGTTGGGCTGCCTTCTGCTCCGCCCCCAAGCTTATTGAATTCATTATCCAGGTTGGTATTGTTTTATTTTTAGTATTGGTGTGTGCTGCAACAGCGTGGGATTCAGCGGTAGCATTATTACTGCTACTACTTCTACGGTTCAAAATGCCCTCTTTATTCTCGTTTTTTTTACGTTTATGTGTTTTTGAATTTTTACGAGGTGGGCGAGAGAGTGGTCTTAGTCTTAGTTTTTTAGTTTTATTTACCCATTTTGTTTTTTTTTTACGGGTTTGTGCTGACATTATATAAGATATAATTATATAATAAAATAAAAACCATATTCTTCAAATTCTTTCCACGTATACTTAGACAAATAATCTTTGTAATTGCCATTTTTATAATAGTCGGCTCATAAATAATTTTAAAATCGTATTTTGCCTTTGGCCATTTGGATAATATATTATGATATAAATAAAATTTAAATAATAATTACACGGCAAGTAAGTGGTGCATCCTCGCCTTTATTATGGCTACCACGTTCGCAGATGAAAAAAGAATTGGTGAGTTGGAAAAAAGAATTGGTGAATTGGAAAAAGATATTATTAAATAATATTAATAATAAATTAATTCAGGATACCGAAATTTTGGTTTCATATAATTGATACCAGAATTCTGGGCTGCGATTTGTTGACGCATTACTGCACTTGATCTATACGTTTCAAATATATCTATAAAATCTTTTAGAACATTTTTTCCTGCATACATTGCTGGCGGAATAGATGTTTTGCCACGACTATTGAATGTTACTATATTTTTTGAAGTAGAATTTTTATATGTGTGCATGTTCATAAATACTCTAAAATAATATGAACCCGTATATCTTGATATATCTTTAGTATTTCCATAAACATAGCCTTGTATATTTTGTGTTGTTTCTAAACTACATTGAGTTCTGAGTAAAGACCAATCGATTGGTGACAAATTATTCGTTATTTGAAGATTTTGCCTAAAATTATATATGTAACTATATTGACGAAAACGATCGGTGTTTTTTTTATAAAATTCATTATATGGCCAACTATTAATCACTTTCTTGTTATTATATTCAAGCCAGAAGAAGTCATTGGTGTCTTTTATTGCAATAAAATGGCTTGGGCATTTGTAGGTGCTGTGAAAATATGAAAATATATTTTCCCATATGTCTTGTGAAAATTCCATTTTGATGTTATTATTTAAATACTTCTAATAAGTTTCAATTTTATTTTGAATAAATTATTCTTCGGCATTTTCTTTTGAGATACAACACCAAGTTAAATTGATATCACCGCATATAGATAATAACATATTAAATACATTATCATAATTCATTTGTTCAATTATATATATTTAATAAAACATTTTTAATCCCCAAATATTCCATCTGTTTCTGATTCTTGACTATATAAACTTTCAAATAATACACGAATGCCTCGCGGGTTGCTTTTAATATTAATTACTTTTAACTTTTCATTAATATTTTCAGAACATAACTTTTTGATAACAGGTAATGTATTTGGGACATATCCGATCATTTTGTCTTTGTCTTTTATTTTTATTGCTGTAGGGTCGTGCGGGTTGTCAGGTTCAAATTCCATTTCCAATAATGTGTCATGCTTGATGTTGTTTGCGTTTTCTTTGTGATGACTAATTCCGACGATCTTAAATGATTTTGGATGAAAATCTATTTTATTTCCATCAAATTGGTGATTATAGTGTCCGTAATTTGACATGTTTAATTTATGTAATCTTATCTTTATTTCTTTTTTTCCGATTTATTTTTTGTCTTTTTGTCTTTCTTTTTATGCGAACGTGGTTTCTTGTGTGAAACATTTAAGTTATCAAGTTGAGGCATTTCTTTAGAATCATAAAAACAATGGCTGCATATTTTTAGATCAACGTCAATATCAAAGTCTTCTATGATTTGATCTAGTATATTCACGCGATGTGGTTTGGAAACACAATCAAATACTAAATGATTTTTAAAGTCTGCTAATGTTGTCATATATATATTGATTTGATTTTATTAAATATATGTATTTACTTTAATCAATTTTGATTTCAGTTTTTGTATATTTTGGGCGATTTTTTTTAATAAATTTAATAAATTCTTTCGGTTCCAATGGATGTTTTAAGGAGCCGCCGAAGTTATTATATTGTTCTAGGGCTTCTTCTATGAATTTTAATGTCAATCCGTGTGACACTGAAAATGTTTTTTGTATTATTTTTTGATTATTTACTATAATAGTCTTATCTTCCATATTTAACAATTGTAAAAGATGTTTCACATCTTCTTCAATTTTGGTTTTTTTATTTCGCAATGTTTCAACATTTTTAAGCGCAATATCATATTCTTGTTTTAGTTGTATGAGATTTTCTATTTTTGTCTTTAAATTTGCCTTTGATGACATTATTTTAACTTATAAACAGAATATTTTTTTAGTTAAAACTGAATATTTTAAAGAACTCTTTAAGATAAAGAGAACATGACAAATAGTGAAAATATATTAATTAGTCCGCCGAAAAAGAGCAACAGTAAAGAAACAGAGTATGTTTTTAACTTATCTACATCAAATGGTGAGCCTCTTGTATTTGAGAGCGAGTGTTTATATGATGTAAATTGTGAACAAAATGAACAACTACTTAAAATACCATCAAAGAATGATTTAAGAATTTTATCAACAACTTTTAATGATATAAAAGGTGTTTTTTTAAAAAATCATGAGGAGTGGTTTGAAGAAAAATTCACAAGTTCTGCTTTAGATGATTTGTTTAAGAACTTTTTATGCCCAAATATTGTAGACAATTGCATTGATTTAAAAATTTCTGTATCTTCTGAAGTTCTGGATAAGTTGAAGTTGGCGATGAACAATAGTGATAATGTTTGCACACTCACTCCGACATTTTTATATGATTCTATCATTTTGAATTCAGAAAACAATAAAATGTATTGTCTAATTCTTTTACAAGATTTTCATATTTTATCTCAAGAAAAAAATGAAATAAATGAAGAACCTGTAGAAGAATCTACTACTGTAGAACAATCTTCTCCTGTAGAGGAGCCTGCTCCTGTAGAAGAGCCTTCTTCTCCTATAGAACAGCCTACTCATGTAGAAGAATCTCCGCCTGTAGAAGAATCTCCGCCTGTAGAAGAATCTCCGCATGTAGAAGAATCTCCGTCTGTAGAAGAATCTCCGCCTGTAGAAGAATCCCCCACTGTAGAAGAATCTCCTCCTGTAAAACAAGATGAGTTAGTTGAGTTAGATTTTGACACATCGGATTTAGACGAATCTAAGATAAAGATGGATGTAGAAGATTATATGGTAATATACAAGTATATTTTAGGTCAAATTAAAGAAAATAAAATCAGAGAAATTGAGAAGATATGTGATAACAAAAACGTAGGAACGGAAATTTTAGATTACGAGGACATTTTCAGCGATAGCGAGGACGAATATTCATCCTCAGACACTGAAAGTGAAAGTTCCGAGGATGAAAACATATTTTAATTAATGAATATTGGTAAAAATATTTTATATTATATTTTATATAATGAACTTCAAAAAACTTTTCGGAAAAAAGAAGGATATGCCTTTTAATGTAATAGTTGGTTTAGCGCTTGCGGCGGCTTTAGTTATGTTTTTAATGAAATACAACAAGGTCAAAAGTTTCACTGGAGCTGGAATGAAGAATATGTCTCCTTACTCACTTGAATCTGAAGTGGAAAATGGCGAGGGATCTCCTGCAGACCAAGCCGGGCCTTCTTCTGGCGTGGTTGGTGCCAGCGCCCCAGAAACTAATGATTACCTCAGTGTTAGTGGGATGGAGGCTACTAAGCCGAAAGTTACTTCGTGTAACAATGAGCCGGTAATGAACCCGAAAGAATTATTACCTTCTGACTCTGAATGGTCGAACATTGCCCCGAGCAAAGGATTAGAAAATGTTTCGTTTTTAAGCGCGGGTCATAATTTTGGAACAAACACTGTTGGTTCGTCGCTTAGAAACGCGAATCTTCAGGTGCGTTCAGAACCGGTTATACAGAAGGTAAACACTGGTCCGTGGAATGAGTCAACAATTGATGCTGATACTACAAGAAAATCATTAGAAATCGGGGGAGTATTTGAATAAGCCAATGTTTTTGTGAAACATTAGTAATATTTAATCAATTATTTAAATATAAGTTTTTTTATTTCTATTTAAATAATAATGAATGAAGAAGTGGTTTGTTACATACTTGTCTTTATGACTATTTTTATTTCCATAAAAATATACTATGATAGTGATATATTTCAACTAAAATGCATTATTTCAGACGTTGATGGTAAAAAATATTGTGTTCGCGAAAGAGAAAAAATAAAGGATGCAAGTGATTTGTTAGCATCCACTACTCAAAATATGAGCAAACTTGTTGAACATCTTCATAAAAAATATCCTGAAATGGAAAATGTTTCTGTGTTGCATAAAAAATACAATCCTCGTAAAATAATGGAGATACTACCAACAAGTGAGTATACTGCATACAGTGAAAATAAAGGTGAAAAAATAGCTTTTTGTTTGGGAAAAGACAAAAAGGATTTGGATAGTTTAATTGACAAAAATACATTAATGTTTGTCGCGTTACATGAGTTGTCGCATGTAGCGAGCAAATCAATTGGACATACAAAAGAATTTTGGGATAATTTTAAATTTTTATTACAAGAGGCTGAAAAAATTGGCATATATACCCCAGTTGACTACAAAAAAAATAAAACTAACTACTGTGGTATGAAAATAAAAGACAATCCTTATTTTGATCACTAATATATATCTTATATGGTAAAAGGTGTAAAAAAGAAAACAAATAAGAAAGATTATGAAATGTATATTTACAATTTTGTTTTATGATATTAATTAATAATAAATAAACACCAATATCTTTCATATAGGTACCCTAGATCGGTTTCTTTGCATGCAAGCAGTGAATCTTTAAGGTTTTTGTAAAACTCTATTTTATTTGTTGATATATTTACACCTGCTACGGCAAACAATGCACCTTCAGACCAATTGTATATTTGTCTTACTTTATCAATATGAGTATTTCTAATTTCTTGTCTGTGTTTTGACTTATTTACAAAATGTTCTTTTATAATCTTAAATCTTGAATGTTCGTCCAAAAGTACATTACATAATAGTTTATCGTTGTCCTTCTCAAAATTCTCCAAATTAGTAATTTGATTTATGATATTGTTTGCGAGATTTCGGAGATTTGAGCGTGAAACCCCATCTAAATCAATACAATTCAAATCACCAAGATGAACAAATTTTTTTAAACAAGTTAGTTCTGATAAGCGTTTAAGTTTATTTATTATGTTTTTGCAATGGTCAAATGGGTCTGCTTGTAAAAATACATAGTAAGCTTTATCATCAATATTATTATATTCTTCTATCATAAATCTTAAATATCCTTCACTTTCTCTTCCTGTGTTTTCAACATTTTTTATACGAATATTTTGTGTAAACACCTCATTTATTTGATCCCCTTTGTTATAAATAATAATTTCATAGTTTATATTTAATTCTTTGATCCATTCTATGCTTTCTCTATATCTCACAATAATAATTACGAGTTTGTTCATTATATATATTTAACTTATAACATATATATTTAACTTATAACATATATATTTAACTTATAATTAATCTTTTATATTATATAAATGAGTTCATTGAAAAATTTTTCAAAACTAATACACAAAAAAAAAGGTCTTTTGAAATGTATATTTACAACATTATTATTTCAGTTAGTAGTTACATCTTTAACATTCATAATTATTTACAGAAGTGAATTTATAAAAAAAAGACAAAATAGTTCAAATTTGTTGAATAGTTTGTTATTTTTATTTTTTGCAATTGCACTCATTTTTACGATGTCATCTTATAATTTGTCTTTTATGCAACGTTCGTTATTATTCGTTTTATTCAGTATTTTACAAGGCTTATTTTTAGGATATAATCTTAAGTATTTGCGCGGTAATACAATACTAAGCGCATTAGTATTTACCGGAGTTTTATTTTTATTAATGCTTCTTGTTGGATTTATAATGGTATATTTTAATGTTGATTTATCGTGGCTAGGAGTAATATTGTTTTTCCTTTTGTTGTTTTTGATTATTGTTCGGATTATGAATTATTTTATACCTTATTCTAAATCATCCGACCTTTATCTTAGAATTTTTGCATTATTATTGTTCTCTGTATATATTGTCTATGATACAAATATTATATTATTAAGATATGATGCTATAAAATACGATAGAGACTGTATTTTAGGCGCACTGGATTATTATTTAGATATCATAAATATATTTGTAAATTCTTTACACAGATGAGTTTTATTCTTGTATTACATTATTTTTATAAATATAGTGGGTATATTTGTCCTTTTCGTTTTGTCTTTTGTCTTTTAAAATGAATTTCGATTCGCATATGACCGGAAAAAATTTATTACAATTATAATTTTTTTCCAATATTGAAATATGTATTTCATTAATCATATATGAGTAATTTGTAATTACTTCATAATAAATGCTTGAACCGCCAATAATCCAATAAGTATCGTAATCTGTATTATTTAATAAATAAAATAAATCCTCATTCATATTTTTTATTATTTTACAATCCACATCATTATCAGTAAGTTGATAAGTATTTGAAACAATACAATTATGACGTTTGCAAAGCGGGCGATATTTTTCAGGAATACTTATATATGTATTTTTTCCCATGATAACACAATTGTTCCCATTACCAATTGTCTTTTCTTTAAAGAGGTTCATCTCACTTGCAATTTTCCACGGCAGTTTATTGTCTATTCCAATTCCCATATTTTTGTCGCAACAAGCAATAATATTTAAAGTTTTGTTCATAATTAATCTTATATTCTATATATAAATGAATTACGAACCTTTTAAACTATATTTGTTGAATAATGAAAATAATATTTCAAAAATTATTAGTTATTCAACACAAGAAGGTAACGAAGAAATTCAATATGAAGGAGTTGTGTCTGAATCGCAAAAAACGAATATTTACAAAGATGATGTGATTGAGAATGTTAAATTTAAACTAATTTCTCAATTAAGTGACAAAAATATAGAAAATTATTATTTTTTTGTAAAACGTAAAATAAAAATAAATGTTCGTGAATTACTTAATAATAACAAACAGCCAGATGGTTATATTCATTATAGAACTTTTTTATGTATTTTAAAAAACTTTAATCTTAAATACGATGATTATGATAAACAAGACGATTATTCAATTGAGTATTTGAATGAAAAAATGGGAGAATATATAGATGGTTATGTGAACATTCCGTTGGGCGTAGATTATAATACATATCATCATGAATTTGTGGTAAATCCGTTGGAAAACCCATTTCATTATACTTTTTTGAGTGTTGGTGAAAAGAATTCGGAACTATTTTTTGAATATGGCGATATTAAAGAAAATATTGTATATTGTCTTCCTGTGAAAGAATATTTAGCATATGTTGAAACCCAAGATATGCTTTCAGTAGAAGATACCATGAATATTTATTTTAAATCTTTGCACTCAAAAAAAATATTTTCGTCTGATGATTTAGACACTTCTGACAAAGGATTGGCGGATAAATATGAAAATTACAATAAATTAATAAATACTCATATGTCTTTTTTTGAAAATTATTCTGATAAAATTTCTGAAGATATTCGCAACAATACCAAAATAACAAATATAGAATTCACATATAAGCCTAAAAGCAGTATTATATTTCCACTAGAGATATTTTTCAGAAAACTTCAATGCAATGAATCAATGCCGCTTGCCAAGTTTAATCCGGGACGGGGTTTGGAAAATGTTTATCGTTTGTTTTGTCCAAATAAAGACAAATATGGAAATAAGATCCCATTTTTTCCTATAGATGAAATCAAGAAATATAAACAAAAAATAAAAAAAGAAAAATCAGTTTCTCTAATTGTAGTAGATAAAAAAAAAGATAACAGAAAAACACTATTTCATGTAAATTCTGATGGAGAAATATATTGTAGTTTTGAAAATCTTGATTCCGATAATTATGATATTCACGATTATGATAGATTAACAAAATATTCGGCTAATATTTTGAATAAATTACTTTCGTTATTTATTAAATATTTTGATCCAACTTCTTTGGTATATAACGAATTTGATAATATTAAAGAAGAAAATATTAAGATTATTGAAATACAATATTCTGGTAGTCTTAAGAAACGTAGTCACAAGTTAGATACGAAATATTTTCCCGGTATTTTTACAAAAATCCCTAAAAATTCAAAAAAACTTGACACTAAAAAAGATATTGCGTCCACTTTGAATTACAAACGAGTATCCAATTATGATAGACTGAGCGATATCGATGCCACAATCACCAAACTGGTAAAAATTAATACAGATTATGAAGATATTCTTGAACAATGTATGGAATTGTCGGCAAATAAGGATAAAGAAGAAATGCACAAATATATTAAAAATTTTTTAAAAAGTATCGAGGAAACAGATCATCTGAGCGAAGGCGGAAAAAAAAAAAGATATAAAGAACTGTTGCATAATACTGGATTTGAGATTGATTTCAAGAAAACTAACGAAAGAAATATTGTAGCTTTTGATGTGAAATTAGTAAACAAGTTTGAGTATATTGATTCAATATTGTTATTTTTGAATAATTTTTTACTCATTAACTGCAAACTTGTAGAATCTTCAGAAATCAAAAATTATTTTGGAGAATTTGATGCAGTTGATGATTTGACAATGGATTTGATTGTAAAAGATGACAAGAATAAACAAAAAAAACCTGTTAATAATGATGATAAAATAAACGCAAATAAGAAAAACCGTTTTGATAATTATGAAAAAATGTTAGGTAAACTTTTGGTAAACGGTGATGGTTATGATAATGAAGAAGAAGACTCTGAAGAAGACTCTGAAGAAGAAGAATCTGAAGAAGAACAATCTGAAGAAGAACAATCTGAAGAAGAAGAATCTGAAGAAGAACAATTGGAGAAAGAACAAGTGGAGGAAGAACAAGACGAACTTCAAAAAGATAAGAAAGAAAAACCTACCTTTTTTCCCAATAATGATCTCACTGATTATTCTGAAGAGGAAGAGGAAGAGGAAGAGTCATTAAAAGAATCTGTTAAAAAAAATATATCGTCACCATCTCAACCATCTGTATTATCCAATCAAAATGTTCCGGAAAATAAAGAAAAACCAACCTTTTTTCCCAATAATGACTTCACTGATTATTCCGAAGAGGAAGAATCTGAAGAAGAACAAGCGGATGAAGAAGAATCTGAAGAAGAA